ATTGAACCCTAAGTGTTGTTTGGTGTTTGCTACTATTTCGCACCCCATTTTCTTTTAAGTGGTTTTTTAAGTGTGATAAATTAAAAAATTCCTTTTTAGCATTTATGATACTTGTATAAGCCGTATATACTTTGTTGAAAGTATCTCTGTATGCAGCCCAAGACGAATAATTTGCTTCATGCGTATTTTCATAGTGGTAAATTAAACTTCTATCGCGTTTTAATACTTTTGCAATAACTGTTCTGTGTATATTGTCTTCAATTCTTGCAATTACTGATGCTACGGCTCTAGGTACTTGTAATTCAGCTCTTCGGCTTTTATAAGCTAAAGAACCTTTTGTTAATCCCATTAATGAAGTAGTGAGGTTGCATAAATTTCTAAAGTTATCTTCTGCTGTCATATTAAAATGGCATATCTTCATTGTCCTGTGTATTTTCTTCAACTCCTTGACTTACCCAATAGCCGTCAATAGAGTGGTAATATTTACCGTTAAATTCTCTTGAATAAACATTTACCATAACTGTAATATCAAGACCCTCTTGTATATCTCTTAGTTTTTGTATTTTATCACCAAAGAACCCAACAACAACTTCTTTGTTAAAGTCTGCATTTTGCTCTATTAATATAGATTGTCTTTGCCATTCTTTTCCTGCTTTACTGACACCCCCCTCAATGTCTAGTTTCTTAATTAGTTTTCCTGTAATTTCCATTTTTATTTATTTGTTTAATTAATACTATTTTTTAAATTCTTCGCTTTCATCTTCACCGAAAACACCTAACTCATAAAACCCTGTAAGTTTTAGAACGGCACGACTTAATGCTCGTTTCTCTGCCATTTCCATAACATACCAAGTGTTAGTGTTTCCGTCTTTAAACCCTGCACCTTTTAATGCAGAACCAAATGTTTGTATAACTGCATTTTCTTTTTTTGCATTAGCTTTTACAACACAAAAGTCTTTCTGACAATTTATTACATCATAGTCAATACTGATGCCCTCTATGGCTTGTATCTTTTCAATTCCTGACCTTGTAATGATTAAAAAATGCTGATGCTTAAATATATCATCTTTGGTTAAACCATACCTAACATATTTTTCCTTTAAAATTTCCGTTTTCATATTCTTTTTTTTTGTAAATATATATTATTTATACTATATTTATGATTATTGCCTTAAATTTTCTAGCGTGGTTATTTCTTTCTAAATATAATTCTTGGTATTGCCTTAATTTAGACGGTGTGTCGTAGTTATAACATTCGTCTAAGTTTAAGCCTGTGCGTTCTACATAGTCGTCTAACGCCTTATCTATTTGCTCTAGTGTTCCAAATATTCTAATGGCTCTTGAACCCTCTTGAACATCTGAAAAATACGTATGCGTATTATTATCATACTTTCTTTCCCTGCTATAAGTACCATTTGGGTAAAAATAGAAGTCTTGACATTGTAATTTCATATCCTTAAAATTTAGTTGAATAATCAAGAGTGTCATAATACCTACTTTTTACTTGTATATATATATCTCTGATTTCTTGAAAAGACATTTTATCAATATCAAACATTGATAGCCTTACATATTCGGTTAATAATTCAGGTTTGTTTTTTTGTACATCTTTTAAACTAATAATAGCTTCTTGCTTATTTGTAGCTTCTTTCATTTTAAAATTTGTTTTCACTTTTCTTTTTTTTAATTAATAATGGTACAAACATATAACAATTATTTTAATTAACAACTATATAAACACAATTATTTACAAAGTTATTAACAATTTAAGTGTTTATAACATAGGGCAACTTTAAGTGCCCTCTAGTATGTTACCATTAAAAAGAAAAGAAAGTGCTTAAAACGGCTAAACGGGGGCTATAAATTAAGCAATAAGATGCCTATTATAATAAGCATATAAATAAGTAAGAGTTTTCCGTTGGGGTTGTCGTCCATTATAAAGGCATTGGTTCTATTATAGGCATTCTGCCATTGTCTAAAACTACTGAAACGCCCAAAACAGGCTTTGCAGTATGAAATTTCGCATAAGAATAAGCAAAAGACTTATAGTCTATACCACAAGGGCATTGTAATTGCCACCGTAAATCCGTTAAAGACGCTGTGTAGTTTATAAAACTTTCTGTGTGTATATGACCCTGCACCATAGAAGACCCCCAATTTTGACTTCTTTTTATAATACCTTTACCACTACAACCTGTGCCATGAGTGTATAAAACATTATCATGCACAAATTGTTCTTCAAATATCCAATCAGGACAACCTAAAACTTCATTAAGATTTCTAACCCACCTTTTGTCAATTCCTGAATCTTCTGCTTTCCGAGCAATAATCAAATCATGATTTCCAAGAGTTACGCTTATGCCGTTTGGTACAGTATCATTATTAAAAACCTGATACCACTCTTTTATTTGCTCTATTGCCATTGTCAGTTCAAATTTTCCGTCTGTTTCAGTAGAAGTATGGTGAAAACTTGCAAAATGCGAGTCTATTATATCACCTGTGAAAGAAACAGCATTACAGTTGTACTTATGATAAGTGTCAATAGCGTGTTGCAAATAATTTCGGTGTGTGTATGGAAGATGTATATCTCCCACGCACAACCGATTTACCTTATTACTACGCAAATTCTCTATTACTTGAATTTCGTGTGGCTTTAATCTGTATCTATTACTTTTTACCACTATCTGCGATACCTTGACCGACTACAAGTGTAAGGAGTGCATAGAATACGTTGGTTGCAGTTTCTTCATCTACACCCAAATATTTTACAATTAAAGGAACTACAATTCCTGCAATTGTGTACCAAAATTTCTTGCTCGAAAGCATTTGACTGATTAACCATTCTTTCATATTATTTGTTTTTTAGTTATTATTATAGTTTATAAGAAAGTCCTACATTAAAAGAACCCTCGTCATCTTTACTCGTATAGTTTGGTTCTAAATATAAACTGTTCCAAACTCTTACTGAAAACCCAACACCCATAGTTATATTTTCTGTTGCCTCTTCTTGTGGCATTTGTGCAGAAAAATAGATGTTGTTAGTAAAATTATATCTTGCAATATAATCATAGTCTTCACCGTTTTTTTGAATACCTACCATAACTTTGTCAGTTAATTGGTAACCAACACCCATGTTGTCGGTGAAATTGCTTACAGCCCACGTTTCATTGTCTTCTGGTGTGCTTACATTGCTTATTACTCTAACTTGTGCTGATGCACTTAAACAGAATAATGTTACCATTAGTGCTAAAATTGTTTTTTTCATTTTTATTTATTTTTAATTATTAAATTTATTTTAATACCACCCAAATTAACGATTTCTTTCATTAGTAATTCCATAGCCAACCTTGAGTTTTTAACAAAGTCTTGTTCAGTTCCTATTCCTACTAGAATACAACCCCTTGTATCTTTCGCAGTATTTCCTGTATGAAATAGGATTAAATCTCTATTCGGAACATCTTTAACCAATAAGTGCAAATAGTCTTTTGTAGCTGATTCTCTTGCTAATCTCATTCTTACTGGATATTCACCTGCTGGTATGCAACTGATATTTCTTTGATTATCATGCCACGCATTTTCTAGCGTGTCACACATTAATTCACCGTTCAGATATAATTTGCCAATAACTGATTTGTCGGTAAATACCTCTCTGATAATTAAGAGGTTAATCTTATGCTCTATATTAGAGATAATAGACTTTTGAGATTCTAACACCTTTGATTTCTTTAACAAACTCTTTACGCATTTTAATAGCTTTTTCATCTGCCTTTTTCCATTTAGGGTTTGTACTATTTAATTTTCGTTTTTTACTCATTATCTCGTTTCTTTTTTTGGTAATACCACTTATTAGCAGTATAAAATATCGATACTAATAAAAGAATGATTTTTAAAAATGTTTCTAAGTTAGAGAATGTCGCAACGCTTAGAATTGTTGTATTTAGTATTAACACATCTGCTACGTCGTTTGCTAATTGTTTTAATGCCATTCTCTAAGTATGTTTTTAGTTTAGTTATATTTTTGTCTTTTACTTTATATCTTTTCTTCATTAGTCTGATGCACTTAAAAAATCTCTTAATGTTAGTTTTGAGCCTTGTTTTCTAGGTCTTTCAAGGTTCATATTTGAATAGTAAGAATTAATGTCAGGAGTTACATCTGCACCAGTATTCGTTGAATACTCAGGAAAGCTGCCTGTATTGTTTCTTATGTAATCAATCATTCGTTCCATGTAATATTCAGCAGTATTAAGCACTTCATTTCTAAGGTGTTGTGCTTCTTCTGTGCTTAACGCATTGCCTGTTTCTGATGTCTTAGAAAATATATTTCCATTTTCAATCTTAAATCTAAGAAACGGAAGTGCCATATATAAAGCAAATGACGGTAACATTTCACCTATATAGTCATTTAATAAAGTTGCATAAGCTTCGTTTCCGACATTGTTTACTGTACCTGCTGTAATTAAATCCTTTAATTTTTGGTTAAGATTTGTTCCTAACTTAGTTTCAACATAGAGTTTTTGAGCCTGTTTAATATACGGCAAAAGCAAAGCAGGTTCTACATTTAAGCCGATAGTCGTGCTGTCTTTTAGTTTTTCTTCTGATATGAATAATACATAATTTGCCATAGTCTATTTATAATATCCGTTATTTTTCATTGTTCTAGGTGCTTCTGCTACTTTCTTATTGTTAGGTTCAGGATAAAAACCTTGACTTCTAGCCTTAGCAGTAGAAATTAATTTACCGTATCTTGTGATGTCTTTTTGCTTGTATGCGTCTTCTAGTTCCATTACATAGATTTTCCTTATAAACCTATGAAAACATTGCGGTCCTCCTTTATAGAGCCAGATTGAATAAGTATTAGCACCACCAATACCAAAGCCAGGATTTACAGCCTTGTCTGTTAACGCTAACAAATCTTGTTTACGATACAATTTATTTGCAGCCATCATTTTTCTGCAAAATTCTCTCCTAGTTCCTGACTTGTTTGTAAGTGCAGGGTCTCTGTCATATTTGTATCTTACTTTGAAAAATTTACCAACCTTATTGCTCCAACCGTCTTGTTCGTCTAAGCCGTCTCGGTCATCTTTAGGTACTGTTGCAAACTCATATTTTTCGTTCAGTTCTTTTTCAAAATCAAAGTCTTCGTGTTCGTCTTCAACCAACTCTTCGTCAAGCAAAGTGTAGCCCTCTAACTCGTCTTCGCCAAACTCATCAATAAAGGCTTCAAGTTCTGTCTTATTAAAGTTCATTAGTTCGTCATGGCTCTCACAAGCCATATAAACCGTTTTGCCCTCGTATTCGTGTTCATGGTAACCCTTACACCCTAAAGTCTTTGAATGCTCTTCAGCCTCTTCTATGGAGCTAAAAACAGGCTTACCGTCAATCATTCCAACTTTTGAATATTCGTCACGCACAACCTCTTGGTCATTTAAAGGTGGTAAGCCTAGCTCTTCACGTATTTCGTCTTGTGTCATTACATCACGTATTGTAGCTGAATCAAATTGAACCGTTATAGGCTTAAGCTGAACAAAACTAACAGGCATATCCATATTGTTAACTCTAAATATTTTCCTTAAAGTCTTAATGATATGCTCTTGGAATGGAGCAACCACCGTATTAAGATAAAAATTCGCTGCATTTACAAGTTCGTCTGTATTTGACGAAAACCCATTAGTTGAATCAATACCCATTAGCGTCTTACTCGTTACCCTGTGACCACTAAGAATGTTCTGCACTAAGAGTTCTTGGAGTGCTAAATATTGCTTGTCAAGGTCGCTAGGTGTTATTGCTGTAATTTCAGGGGTTCGTGTTTTATCGTCTGAAAATGTCAATATGAATTTTCCTGCGTTCTTTTCTGATGCGAATTTATCTGTAAGGCTTTGTTCTATTTGAAATCTCTCTTCTTGTGTCGGCACTCCATTCGCAAAGCTAATCATAAAACTTCCACTGAACCCATTAGAAATATTATTAAGGTGAAACTCTGCAACTCTTTGGTCGACTAAAGCCCAATTATTTGCTGCTAAATAGTCAGGTGTGTGATAGACATTCATACTCGGACTATAAAGACCTGAATATAAAATCTGATTTGCACTTGTTCTGTCTTTAGTATTAAAGGCAGGTACTCTGTAAGGCTTGTGAGTTCTTGTATTAGACCAATCAGAAGAAACATAATAGGCTTCTACTTTTCCTAACTCATTAGGTTTTTCGGCTCTGATTTTTTCAACTCCAATATGATAAATTTCTGCGATTTGTGTTCTGTCCTGTGACCATACAATATTAAGAGCAAACGCACCTTGTAATTTAAAGTCAAAACTAATCTTTTTAATTATTTCGTGTAGCGTTTCATTACTGTTAGCTTCTGCAAAGAATTTCTTTAGCTTTACAATAGCATCTAATTCTCTTTCGTCTTCGTCATCAATCACTAAGTCTTCACCTGCTATCATTTCTGCTGTCGCATTGATTATCGCTGCTTGTGTGCTAGAGTTGTAATAAAGGTCTATTAAAAATTGAGGATAAAGGTTCGCCCAATCATCTGTTCCATAAGAAATCCATTCCTTGCCCCTAGTTTCAGTAACTACTGGTGCTGTTGAGGTGCTTAAATCTACGCTAATTATATCTTCCATTGTTTATTATTTCGGTTGTGCTAAGTAAGTGTACATTAATCGTCTTTCTGCTGCTGTTAAAACTGTGCCTTTGTAGATTAGAATATTTTTGATATACCCTTTCATATTGTCTGTGTCGTCTGCTGCTGCACCTATATTGCTGATTCTAAAAGCATCATTATCAGTTAAGGCAGTTGAACCCCACGCTTTGTCTGAATAAGTGCCACCGTCAACATACAGTCTTAGGTCACCTGTTGCACCATTACTTCGTGTAAATATAACTGTATAATATTTATCAACAACAATAACATCTGACGCCTCTGTAAAATTATTATTCCCTGCTCCTCCTATTTTACACCTAAAGCCTGTATCATCATTAATTCTAAAAAAGTTTGAAGAATCAGAACCATAGATGGCATTTTGTGATAAGTCGGTAAACATAATATTGGTAACAATAGTGAAATCTTGATTTGCTAAAATTTCAACGTCTTCAGCCATATCCATAAATTGTGTTCCGTCAAAAGCAGGTACGTAAGGGTCAATAGTATTTTCCCTATCCCAATGGGGTTTGTCAGCTTGAGTGTCTTGAACGCCATTAAACCCCCCACCTGTAAAGTCAGTCCATAGATTAATCAGGTCACCTGTTGCCATTGTGTTGGCAGTCGTGCTGTGTACAGGTGATAAAGAAGCACCTGCTGCATTTTGGTCAGCTTCAATAAGGTTGTTATCTTTTAACCACATTTCTAACCCATTGATGCTGCTAGGTGTCCAACCTGATGTTTCAGGTGTAGAAACTAAACTTAATCCTTGTTTAAGAGCTAACATTATTCAGGGTCTTCATAATAACAGATTGCTACGCCACTACTTAAAGTGATTGCTGTAACTTGTAAAAACAAAGTGGTACCTGCTGGTATTGTAGTATGTAGGTTTGCGATAGCACTTCCTGTTACTGCTGTAGCGTTACTAGCCGTTATCGCAGATATAACACTTTCAACAGGAAAGTGAATTGCATAATACTTTTTGCTTGTCATTGCAGTTGTTGCTATAACATCACATCTGTTTTTCCCTAATTGCTCTGTTAAAAGTTGTTGTACATTTTCTATTGCCATTTTTTAATTTTTTATTGTCCGTAATATATATAATTTGTTGAAGCAGGTTGGTCATACTCTGTGTACTGAACTTCCTCGCTTCCTGATTTTTCACCTAAGTATAGTTTCCCTATCGCTACAAGCCCTTGAACTACGCCATGAGTGGGTCCAACAGGCAGCACATCTGTTTCGCTTACAGGTGCGTTCCCTGAACTTATTGCTACTGCACCACTCCAACTGACTTCATATAATTCATACTTATAATATCCAGCAGGTTTTAAATTTACAGAAGTATAAACGCTAGGACTTGCACTATAATCAAACTCTAATTTTGTATATCTATCATTAATAGTTTCCAAAGCAGGGTACACATAAAATACTGCACCGTCTAAGTCATTTGTAAATTTAGCTAAGTGCCTTATCATTGACGAAGAAACACTTGTATCAATTCTTTTTGCTTCTGTTTCTACATAAGCGTCAAAATTAGTTTCTCGTATTGCTTGTATCATACTATATAATAGAAAACAGACTTAAATATTTGCTAATGTAAGAAAAAAGGTGGCAAAAGCCACCCCTAATCCAAGATATATATGAAAACTACTAATTAAAGTCTAGTTACTATCAACACCACCTAACGTAAACCCTGCGTTATCAAATGGGTTTGTAGTATAGTCAGGTACGAATTGGAACGGTTTATTCTCT